GGCTTATTAAGCCGCCGCTGTGCTGTCTACGTTTAGCCATGCTAACTCCTGTCCTATTGTTGTTGGTGTTGGACGTGTGGCTAAGCGCTAGCGCGTGTATTGTTCACACAGGCTGTTGTGGTGGTGGCCTTTAAGCCCTCGGCGATCAGGTAGGCACCTGCGTTGCTTTCTGATCGACCTTGGGCGTCTTTTAACGCAAGTAATTGCTGATACGTTGCATGATCTAGTACGACCTGAATCACAGGACTGCGTGGTTTTTTGGTGGTTTTGGCTTCTTTCATGTTTAATACTCCGTATTTATTACTAAGAATTAGTAAAAGTGTGTAACTGTTACTAACTATTACCAACTATAACGGGTGGATACACAATGTCAACTGATTGTGTGGATGATTTACACATTCGGCTTCGCGAAGAGCTGGAACGATTTAATATTTCTGCGGCTGAGGCGTCGCGGAGGGCGGGGGAAAAATCAGGCAACCGGATGCGCGAGATACTTACCGGTCGTCAGCGGTTATCTGCTGAGCTGTTGGGGCGTTTAGTTGTCAGTTGCAACATTGATGCAAATTACGTACTGACCGGTCAGCGTGAAACTGGACTGTCGGTTGATAGCGTTAAAGCTGCTTTGCAGATGGTTGCGGATGCCGAGGCAGGCTTGCCCGATGGAAATTTTTTACTCGATACTGAACGTATCGATGCGATTTGCGCGATATTAAAAACCGCGCAATCGCTTGGGCATATACCCGACAAAAGTGCTGCTATTGCGGTGCTGATGTCGATGCGCTAATTGCGCCAAAGGAATACAGGCTATCGACCGACTGAGACCAGGTGCAGATCGCGATAATTCGTTCTGTACCTGTTAGTTCATGCCGTATTTTTACGTATTCACGTAGTAGTTTTTCTGCACGTTTCTCTTCCATACACGTTATTTTTGACTTGTCCATTTTGGTTCCTGTTGTCGTTTTTTGTCCTTATCTATTATTAACGTAACAATATGTAAATGTCGCTATAACAAAATTGCAACTTACTTTTGATAGGTGAAATGCGAAATTTTAACGCTAACAGGTAAAAGGGCATTGTATGTTGACGTCGGCAGATGGCTTTGGGCCACGATTGAAGTCGGCAAGGAAGGCTAAAGGTTTTTCGGCACGATGGATTGTTAATTTCATCAACGGTTACATCGTATCTAAAGGGTATCCCGCGCTTACGCTTAATACTTATTATTCGTGGGAGCGTATCGGTACACCGCTTGAAGTTAAAAAGGGTAGGCGATGGCCACATATCATCGAGCATAAGCTGTTGCTGATACCGCTCGACATCACCGGCTATTGGCTATTTAACGGTGATATGGGAGGTAAAATAATTCGTAATCGCTCGGATTTACCGGCGCTTAATTCAATTAATTATGGGTTAGAGCAGCATGCTGCAATCATCAATGGTGATCGCTTGCGAAGTGAGTTTAATCGACTGATTGAGAAAATTGATGACCGGCGAAGATCTGCTCTGCTAAATCTTCTTAAGATGTTTTGAGCTCGGCTTCGATACTTGTGTGTTTACCATCGTTAATGCGGTGCACGATACGAGTAATGATTAAATCTTGTGATTTAATCTCGGCAGGCCAATCTGCACTAAACTGCAGTGGTGCATCTGGCACCGCATATGGGTTTAGGCTTGGCAGGGTAATGCTGAAAAATGACTGGGCGCGTTGAAGTTGCTTCCAGCGTGCATCTACTGCATTTTTACATTGCCATTCTGATCGAAATGTACCCCCAATGTTGAGTGGATTTACGTCAGTGCCAACGCTGACTTCTTTCCTTTTTGCGCCGAACTTATCATTCCAAAATCCGGTTACGCCGGTGTAACTTGTTGCTTCTAATCGCAATCGCCAATTTTCGCTGCCGGTTAGTTCTAGCATGACTGGATCTAGTGATTTACCGCTGGCGGTTTTTCCGGTGCCGGCCTCTTTAAATAACAAGCGACCGGCTTTTACTGCAGCTACGGCATCATAGAGTTTGCCCAGTCGCTCAATTACCGATAAATCGCTTTCGCCCGCTTGATCAAAGTGATCGATGGCGATTGCACCGAGGGTGATGCCGATAACCGCATCGAGCGCATTGCGGCTGGCGATTTGTTTTAGCATGTCGCCTAGGGTTGTATCTTTGTAGCTTACTTCGCGACGTACGCGCAGGCTGTCGGTGATATCAGCACTGCGAGCAGTAATATTAATACGCAAATCTGGTCCGGATAATTCCGATGTGTCGACGTGATAAATTCCCATATCGACTAACTTGCCATCATCGTCTTGCAGCCATAAATTCAGCCTTGCTTTTGGCGCTGGCAGGGCAATTTCTCGATTTGGATTGGCAATTTCAATATCGAGTTGATCGACATCGCCGTCGCGTTCGTCGGTGACTGTGATACTGATTAAATTATCTAGTATCAATTTTGTGATATCGGTGTCATTGACGGTTAATTTGATCATGATATTAAACTGAGTGGCGACGTGACAAGGGATAGCAGATCTGCTTTTTCATTACTCACTCGCGTTAATGTGATATTGAATTCAATGCGGCGAGGTTTTCCGTTTGGAAAAAATGCGGTGCTGGTTTCGCTGATTGAATCGATTTCAAACATGCCAACTACTTGACCTGTACCGTACACCAATACATACGGCTCGCCGGTGTCGCCCATTTTACGCAATACATCGAGTGACAGTTCGGTACCGGCAATATCGTGCGCTATTACACCGGTCAGAGTGACAGTATCCTGACCGGGGCCGATATACGTGCTGGGTGCGCGCTGGCCAATAACGGCGGGCCGTGCATGACGCCAATCCGTGTTGCGCGATCGTTCTGTTAATGGCGCTGTTTTTAGATCAAAAATAAATAATCCTAGGCATGCCAGCATAATTAATCCTCGTTGCTCATTCGCGATCGCTGCCGACGGCGTGCGCTTTGATTGTGAGCATCTATTTGTTTTGTGACTTCCATTGCTACGGCTTTTTCATCCATACCAGGAGCTGCATAGATATTGATTTTGTCGACCAGTGTGGCGACGGCATCACCCATCTTATTAGACGCCGCTATTGCGGGTTTATTGGTTGCTATATTTCTGCGGTTCGCGGTGCGCGTAGCTCCAGCACTGGTGAAACTATCGGATGGTCCGAACTTTTCGCGCAGGTATTCGCTGATTTTATCCCAGTTTTTAAACGCATAAGTAATGCCGGTTACCAGTGCTGAAATACCGGCTAGTGTCCAGCCGATGGGGCCGAGTGCAACACCGAGTGCGAGTACGCTCGAGATAAGCGGTGCAAGACTTAAACCGGCGAGAATATAAATTGCATTTTCAATGCCACCAAAGGTCTCAATAATATTTTTTGTCGTTGTAAATATTGTTGATCCTGCATCCCAAACATCTGATGCAAATGCTTGAATGTTTGCTCCCCACTGCTTTGCAACTATATCCAACGAACCATCGGCGGCCATTTGATCGATTTTATCCAGTAGGCCACCGAGCTTACCTTTCATCCAGTCGAATAAGCCATTATTCATAACTAGTAGTGCAAATTTATTCCAATGGTCGGACATATTTGATGTCATACCTATCCATGTACGAGAGCGCTCGCGCATTGCTCCTGCAAATTTCTCGTTCCAGATGGTTTTTAGTGTTGCCTCGATGGCTGCGCGATCACTGCCATCAACAACCGCCGTTTTTTGTTTGCCCGCTTTATTGGTGTATGCGTAGGTTATTTCGCCACCACTTTTGCTAGCGCGAATATTAAATTCTTTCAGACGTTCGTTTTCGCCGGTAATGGCATCGGCAATCGCCTCTACCGCATCCATGACGTCTTTACCCATTGCTGCACTGGTATCGCCTAGTGTTTGAAGGAGGCCGTTTGTAGGATCGAGTCCATAGGCTCTAAGTTTTACGAAAGACTTTGTTACTTGTTCTAGGTCGTATGGGGTTTTTGCTGCAAAGTCGGTTATCCAGTTCATACTAGATCTAGCCTTGCTAGAAGATCCTTCAAGTGTTTTTAATGTTGACTCTAGTGTTTCAAAACTCGCAGCAACATCAAGAAACTGAGTCTTAAAGAAATATCCGCTTGCACCTGCTGCAGCAATTCCGATAGCGGCGGTTCGGCCTGCAGTATGCATTACCTTGCCACCGGCCTCGCTTACGGTATTCACCCGCGCTTGTGCTTGCATTAAAAACCGATAACGGCCACGGAGTTTATCAACGTGGCGGCTTTGGCTTTCGATTGCGCGGGAGAGGCGCTGTTGCTCTGCTGTTAGGTCGCGGGTGTTAATGCCGGTGTCGTGCAGTTTATTTTTGAATGCGTTGAGTTTATTGGTGCTTGTACCGTATTTTTTTTGCACTCGGGTGAGTTCGCGCTCGGCTTTAGCCAACCCTTTATTGAACTTTTTATTGGTGCCATCTGAGCGATCAACAGCACGCCGGTATCGATCAACCTTGGCCTGAGCTTTATTAAAGTCGTTTGCTAGTTCGCTATTAGCGCTTGCCATTTTTTCGAACGACTGAACGTCGGATTGGCTTTTTTGCAGTAGCTGCAGGGCTTTGCGTTGAGCGCCTAATTGCGCTCCGACTTTTTTGCTGCCTTTTAGTACAGCTGCCAGTGGCCCTGTTATTTTTTCGCGAGCGCTCATTATTAAATTGAGTTTTAAATCACTCATCATCTACTCCTGAGCGCCTGATTGCGTGATGCCACCATGTGGCAAGTTCATCGAGCGGTAAATTGATCATGTCGGACAATGGCCAGTGGAAGATTGCAGCAACGTCTGCTATTGCATCTTCCACCGAATCGGGTAGGTCGAATTCGCTGCGGGTTGCTATTCCTGATTCATGGTCACTTCCGATGGCATAAAAAAACTCATTACCTCGCCGGTTATTTGCCCCAGATCGACGGCGCTGAGCTTTTGGATTTCATGCAGTTGGATGGCGGGCTTTGAAATACGCGGTAGCACTTTAACAACCGAGTCGACATCGCCGTTTAATAAATCGGTTAACCGAACACCACGCAGAGCGCCCGCGTTTGGCTCGGTTAATTCGATCTCTTTAATTTCAGTTTCGCCACGGCTGATTGGATTCTTTAGTGTGATGATTGACATGATTAAAGCCCAAGTGCTGTGCGGTGATCGGCGTAGAGATCTTTTCCGTCGACGATGTACACCATGTTGATGACGTCGATCTCTAGCCACACCTTGGCATCGACAGTGAGTTTGTAATACGACAATTCAGACGTAACTTTTATCGCGGTATCTTCACCGCGTTTCGCTGTGCCTGAGTCGATTTCGGAATGACGCCCGCGCACGCTAATTTCTACTGTTTGCACTGCTTCGCTGTCGTCGGATTGATACGCACCAGAAAATCGTAGGCCAATGGCGTCATGCTTTTGCGCAGCAAATTGACCAAATACTTCTGGCAGCATGCCTGCGCATGTCCAGTCCATGGTCATCGGCTCGCCGCCCATATCGGATTTGATGGGGCTATCCATGCCGCCGCT